AAACTTGATGAAGCATTGGTTTCTAATGCTCGTCTTGTTTACTCAAATAAAACTTTGAGCGATGCCTCCCTGAATGAGCGACAAAAATCTAAAATTGTTGAAGCCATCGCTAAGGCAACATCTGCTGAAGAAGCAAAGACTCTCCACGAGACTCTAACTGCTACAGTGGGATCCTCTGCAAAGAAAGGTCCACAATCACTGAGCGAGTCTGTGAATAGAAGATCCAATCTTTCAGCAATTATGCCTAGGCGCAAAGAAAACGTGGTTACCGAGTCCATGTCTTTCGCTGACAGAATGAAAAAACTCGCTGGCATTGATTAATCATTTATGGAGGTATTAAAAATGTCTATTGTACAAACCCTTACAGAAGGTATTGTCCAACGCGATATGGCGAAGGAAGGACAAGCCCTCTTAAACAAGTGGGGTCAAACCGGTCTTCTTGAAGGTCTTTCAAACGATCATCAAAGAAGCAACATGGCCCGTCTTCTTGAAAACCAAGCAAAGGAACTTCTTCGCGAATCGTCTGCAATGGCAAGCGGTGATGTTGAAGGTTTCGCTGCTGTGGCTTTCCCAATCGTTCGTCGTGTATTCGCCGGACTTATCGCTAACGATCTTGTTAGTGTTCAGCCTATGAGCCTTCCATCTGGACTCATCTTCTTCATGGACTTTAAGTTCTCTGACAACAGCCCTGCTGGTGTTGCAGATCGTCTTGGATATGAAACTGGTGAATCTCTCTATGGTGGCGGCAAATTGGCTTCTCAAATCACCGGTGGTGTGGACCTTTCTCGTGTTCGCGATCTTGGTGGTGGTCCTCGTGGACTTAATAATGGTTACGCTTCTGCTACTGGTTCTGCTGTTGCTGCTCTTGCAAGCGCAGTTTTGGTTGCATCTGGTACTGCCGGTGCTGCTGCTGGAGAAGGTGATAACCCACTTTCTGCTGCTGATCAAGCAACTCTTGATTCTTTGACTCAATATGATGCCGACCTTGCTGGTTTCCCTGTAATCGTTATGGAATTTACAGGTTCAGCAGATTTGGCTCAATTTGTAGTTGACAATGTTACTGCTATCTCTTCTTCGGCAACTGCTGCTGCACAGCACGTACGTCGTTGTACTAGAATTGGATCTGGCTCGGTTACACAACTTCCGGGCGAAAGTGGCTACAGATTTACCATGGTATATGCTGGTGCTACTACGTCAACAACCCTTGAAGCAAACGGTTTGGGAACAAGTCTCATTGCGATCACTGGTGCAACCGTTAATGTATCTTTCCCAATCGATGATGATCTCGTCGCTGGAAATGGTCTTGGATCTATCAAGGGCGATGACCTTTGGGATCTCGAGAACAACGAAAGAATTCCAGAAATCGACATTAAAGTTGATTCTGTAGCGATCACCGCAGAAACCAAGAAGTTGAAAGCAAAGTGGACCCCAGAATTGGGACAAGACCTCAACGCTTATCACAACTTGGATGCTGAGGTTGAATTGACTTCTATTCTTTCAGAGCAAATTGCACTTGAACTTGATCGTGAGATCATGACCGACCTTATCGTTGGTGCAACTGCTGGTACTTTCTACTGGTCTCGTTCACCGGGTCTTTTCGTAAATCGTACCACTGGTGAAGAAGTTGGTGCTTCTGCGAAGGCTCCTGACTTCACCGGTACTGTGTCTGAATGGTATGAGACTCTCATTGAAACCATCAATGATGTTTCTGCTCAAATCCATAGAAAGACACTTCGAGGTGGTGCTAACTTTGTTGTTTGTGGTCCTGAGATCGCTAACATCCTTGAATTCACCGCTGGCTTCCGTGCAAACGTTACTGCTGATGCCGACAAAGGCGACATCGGTGCTGTTAATGTTGGTTCGCTTAGCCGTAAGTTCGACGTTATTGTGGATCCTTACTTCCCACGTACCGTCCTTCTTGTTGGTCGCAAAGGAAACTCTTTCCTTGAAAGTGGTTACGTATATGCTCCATACGTTCCGTTGCAAACCACACCTACCATCTTCGGGCCAGAGGACTTCGTTCCTCGTAAGGGTGTAATGACTCGTTACGCTAAGAAGATGGTCCGTCCTGATATGTACGGTCTCGTTATCGTTCGAGGACTTCTTGGTGAGTCTGGGGCCTAGTTTTTAAACTAGTGTTCTCTCACTACCCAGCCCCTCGGTCTTCGGATCGGGGGGTTTTTCTTTGTTTTTAACTATTTATTGTATAATTTAGGAGTTATAAAATGGGTAAGTCTTTTAAAAGATATAAACTTAGAAAAAAACTAGAAGCACAAAATCAGTCTGAAGTAGCGGCTGCACCTGTTGTTGAAGCACCACCAGAGCCAGAGCCAGCCCCAGAGCCAGTTGTTGAGAAAGCAGCAGAGAAACCCAAAGCAGAAAAGCCCAAAAGAACAAGAAGAAAGAAAACAACTAAAGCCGCTGAAAAGTAAAAGGGAAACAACACCCTCTTTTAACTATTTACTATGATCGGAGGGTTCATGCATGGCATTTCCAACTTTAACACCTACTTCTCAACAATCAGCAATTGTTCTTCCCTCAACCGGATCGGCAGATGATGTTCTTTCATCTCTGCCTTTTGGTATTTATACAACCGGTTCTTTTATATCTGGTGCTGTAGATCAGGTTGCATATACATACCGCAAGTTAGGCGGTGACATTCTTGATCTTGAGATCAAAGCAGAGAATGTCTATGCAAATTATGAAGAAGCAGTATTAGAATATTCTTATATTGTCAATCTTCATCAAGCAAAAAATACACTAGGATCTACATTAGGAAATCCAACTGGGTCTTTTAATGAAGACGGTGCTGTTATCGATGGTCAAACAGGTGTTGAGTTAAAATATCCAAAGTTTAATTTTGGTTATGCGTTGAAAGTAGGCCAACAGTTCTCGCACGAAGCCGGAATTGGTGGAACTCTTCCAATCTATTCAGCTTCTTTTGATACAGTCGTAGATCAACAAGACTATGATCTCCAAGCAATCGTTTCTTCATCGGCAGAAGCCGGTGGTGTTCCCTACGAGGACATCGATAGAACAAAAAGAATTGTTATCAGAGACGTATTTTATCTTTCTCCTCGACAAATGTGGAGATTCTATGGTTATTATGGTGGTCTCAACGTTGTTGGGAACCTTCATTCGTACGGACAGTTCGCAGATGACTCAACATGGCAGGTTGTTCCCGTTTGGCAGAACAAAATGCAGGCAATTCAATACGAAGATCATCTCTATACACGCACATCTCACTATTCATATGAGATTATTAACAATAATCTTCGACTTTTCCCACCTCCCGACTCTGTTTCACCAGAAAAGTTCTGGTTTCGGTTCTCAATTCGCGAATCAACATGGACTGATGAGTATAATGACGGTCAGGATGGCGTAAACAACATGAATACGCTTCCATTTGAGAATATTCCTTACGAAAACATCAATTCAATTGGTAAGCAATGGATCAGACGCTTTGCCTTAGCACTAAGCAAGGAAACATTAGGCCAAGTTCGCTCAAAATTCGGCAATAATGTGCCAATTCCCGGTGACAATGTAACTCTTAATGGTTCTGACCTTCTTAGCCAAGCAAAAGAAGAACAAGACAAATTACGCACAGAATTGAAAGAACAATTGGATCTAATGACATACGATAAACTTATCGAGACAGACAAAAACATTGTCGACAACACAAACGCAATTCAAAAACAAGTTCCTCTTGGAATCTTTGTGGGGTAATCATGAAAATCAAAATCAATAAAAAGCAAGTTTTAAGCGAAATAACCGAAGAAGAATATGACTTTGTTTCGGAAGCATTAGAGATCCCTCCAAGCGAACTGCCTTTCTCAAACATCTTCGGAGACAGATACCGAGTTCTTGGAAACTTTGAGGTTGTAACCGACGAACATCCTTTGAGCAAAGTTATTAAGTTTCTTACTGATAATGGCTGGACTTTTAACACTCCAAAGCCGCCAAAAGAATTTAATTTTACGAAGACATACGATTTGGTCGCAGCAGACAGAAATGATCGTACCAAATTTGACAAAAACGTCAAGTCTGTCACTAAAACCATCGGCTTACAAAAATTGATGCAAGATATGAACAAGGCCATGACTCAATCAATGCCCAATTCATTTGCTGATTATGAAAAACTAAGAGAGGAAGCAAAAGAGTTAAACAAATCCTTTCTCGCAGCCGAAGGCGAAGAACAAGAAAAACTTAAAGACCAAATACAAATAAACTTGTATAAGCAGGTTGACATAGGCAAGCGGATGAGAAACTATATGAACAAGTATCTCAACCCAAAGCGAAGCCATCTTTCTTTTTATCATTATGGCGAGGAAGGAGCAGCATTAGGAAAAAGACTGAGAGCAGGACTTGCAGAACACATGCCCTTGTTTGCCGACCAAGCTGCTCTTTTCAAAATGCAACAATCAATTGATAAACTGTTTGCGCCGGCTTATGTAATCTTTTCACGACATCCTATTGACGTTTTCAGAATGTCTGACTTTACAAAGATCACATCTTGCCACTCTCCTCCATCAATGAAAGGAGAAGATAAATTTGACCAATTCAACATTTGTGCTCTTGCAGAGGCTTATGCGAACGGAATGATCTCTTATGTTGTAACAGCAGAAGAATTTGAAAAGAATGAGATGGAACCAACTCAACAAACACTCGACGAGTATGAAGACGATGAATTGTTTTATGATTCCGAACGCGGAGAGGGCGTCCTTGAACCAAGATCACGAATTCGAATTAGACGAACAGCATACACAGATCCAGACACCAACAATGTGATTCCACTTGCCGTTCCCGATCAAAAAGTTTATGGTCTTGATACCGGCGGTTTCAAAGAGTATGTGAGAAGTTACATCGCAAACATTCAAAAAGCCGACCTTGAAAAGATTTTTCAAACTGAAGTTGAAGGCTTCCAAGACGGTTCAACCTTGCTTAGCATTGATAATTTTGAAAGATTTGGTGGAAGCTACGAGGACAACGGAATGGCTGTCCGTGATAATCTTCCTATGATGTTCGCCTCCGCCCTTGATATTGACCCGCTTAAGATTATAGCATCCGGATATTTGAAATACGATAGGTCTCTTCAGAATGAACTTGAATCAAAAGCAGATGAAGAATTTGGAGCGAGCATAGAAGATGTGCAGCGTGATGTGGAAAGAATCGCACGAGATGCTGGTAGAAGACAAGCATGGTATTTTGATATCGAGGTTGGCGACATAAATGGTGTTCCGTCAATTGACGAGGTTGGTCTTGTAGTTTATGCCACTCTCCCAGAAGATGTCGATGTCGCAAACAACTTCAGCAAGATCAATGAAATCTTTGAGGATTACATAGATTATTTCTCTTTGCCTTGGGCGAACTTTGATCAAGTTGAGCCAGAAGAGATTGCAGTCTATGCCGCCGGTAATGTAGATGATTCAAATTTCTCATCTCCGTTTGTAAGAATCAGGTACCCTGATCTTCAGTTCATGTCTCGCATGGCGACAGGAGAGCGGTTCAGTGTTGATGATTTGGCAAACCAACTCGCTCAACTCACAGAAAGCAGCAGAGATGGCGGAATGTCTATTGCTCTCGCCACGGATCCTTATGTTGAGGACGGCTTTGATACAATCGCCACAACAATTCTTGGAGTTACAGGCTTCGTTGATGATTCGGACTTTTATTTACAACAGGTTGCTATTGAATACTCTGTTCAACAATACAAAGAGTGGGATGAACAAACCCAAGCTTATGATTACATCGGGCCTTTTGAAATACAAACCGATGTTACATTTACAAGCACTCTTTCAATTGATCTCTCCGTTCTTCAAGAGAGAGGCGAATATACTCCAAAGCAAGCCGCTGCTCTTCTTATAATGCTGGGAGAGGACGAGACCCTACAAAAGTTTTTAGTTACAGAGATTAACAAAGAATGTCAAATCGCTGCTGGTGATGGCGACAGTTGGCAAGGCACAGTTATTCCATTCACGATTGAAGGCCCCAGTAATTACAGTTCTGTTGAAGAGATCTTTGAAGAAGATCCCAATGGTCAGGTTGATGACTATTTTAACCTTCGTATGGATCTTGACCAAAGTGATGTAAGTACAAAGGCAGAAAAAGTTGCCCTCGCTGCTCTCTTGGAACAATACGACGAAGGCGAGATGGCCGAACTGATCTTGGCCTATTCCGAGCCTCTAAAAGCAAAG